GAATGCAAATACGAGCCAAAGAAAGTAACATTCATTAATAAGTTTGGTGCATTACAAGATATGTACTTCTTTAAAAAAGCAGTAGAAAATTTAACTATTAAAAAAGAATCTTACAAGTCTAACATAACACTTAATTATGGTGGTTACAATAGTACTACTCACGTTAATAGAGATTTCAATGTAATTGGAAATGAATCTATTTCTTTAAGTAGTGGTTATTTAAGCGAGGAATATAACGAAGTGTTTAAACAGTTACTTCTTTCTGAAAAGGTATGGATCACTAACATATTAGAAACAGGAGAACAAGTATTACCAATCAATGTTAAGACAAGTGAATTAACTTACAAGACTTCTTTAAACAACAAATTAGTAGAATACACAATAGGATTTGATAATTCATTCGATGTTATAAACAATATTAGATAAATGCAGCAAGCACAATTATACATAGAGGGTCAGAGAATTGATATGTTTGAGGATGTTAGTTTAAATATAACTGATACACTTAAAAACGTAAAGGATATTAGTAAAGTTTTTACTGAATATTCTGATACTTTTACTGTTCCTGCAAGTAAAACTAATAACAAGGTATTTAAGCACTATTACAATAGTGATATTCAAAATGGTTTTGATGCAAGGCTTAGAGTTACTGCTAATATTGAATTAAATTCTATACCTTTCAAAAATGGGTACATTAAACTTGAAGGAGTTGATTTAAGAGATAATAAGGCATATTCTTATAGGATAACTTTCTTTGGGAATACTGTATCGTTAAAGAATTTATTAGGAGAGGATTTAATTTCTTCTTTGCCTTGGTTAGATAATTTCAGTACAGAAGATAATGGAGACGATTTACTTTTCAATGCTGCATTTATTGAGAAATACTTAAAACAATCAGTAAATAGAACTGTTGATTCTGTAACTTACAATAGTCCGATTCAAGTTCCTTTATTAACGCACACCCAAAAATTAAGCTACAACTCTAATAGTTCAGCAAATGAGACAAGCAATGTGGCTTATACGCAAGGTACAAATCATGGCGTTGGTTGGAATCAGTTAAAATACGCAATAAAGTTAAATATTATAATAAAAGCAATAGAAAAAAAATATCCAGGAATAGTATTTAGTAGTGATTTCTTTCATGGAGGAGATTCTTCTTTTGATGATTTATACATGTGGCTTCATAGAACAAAAGGAAAAGTTACAACTGGGGAGCAAATAGAGACTTATTTGTATTCTGTAAACGACTTTCCTGATTATTTGTTGTATAATGGAAGTACTATGGAGAACAGTGCTTTAACCTTAAAGGATGGTTATTATTTTAGTAACCAATATTTAGTATTAACTCTTCAAGTATCATCGAGTTATGTTTCTGTACCCTATAATGTTACTGTCTTTAGGGATGGTGTTACTATTTTTCATTCCGCAGGATTAACCGGAAGTTCTTTTAGTACAAGTATTAATGTAAGTAATAATTCTGAATACAAGGTTCAAATTAGTGCAAATCAAGAAATAGGTTTTACCAGAATATTTTGGAGTTATTCTTACTTTGATAGTGATCAGCAAACATTTGAATCTGAACAATACTACTCAAATGCTTTTACTTTACAAACAGTGTTTGATTTTAATATAACTCAACAAGTTCCTAAGATGAAGGTTTTAGACTTCTTGACATCTATATTTAAAATGTTTAACTTAGTTGCCTATATTGAAAATGGAGTAGTTATTGTAAAAGACTTAGATTCTTTTTACGCTAATCCATCTGCAGACTCTCCTTATGATATAACAAGGTATGTAGATGTTTCGAGTAAGCAAAGAGATGCGGCATTGCCTTTTAAGGAAATAGTTTATACATACAAGGGATTAGGTACTTTCTTAGCAAAACAACATGAGCAGATAGCCAACAAAGATTGGGGAAAGGAAGAATATAGTGGTTCGGAAGGACTTATTTTATACGGAGGTACATTTAAGAATGAAATACCTTTTGAACACATGAAGTTTGAAAGATTGATAGACGAAAACACAAGTCAAATAAAAGATGTACAGTATGGTTATTGTGTTGATGATAATAAGGAGAGTTATATCGGTAGTCCTATAATATTTTATATGGCTTTAAAGGGTATTCCTCAAGCGGATCAACGCTTATCTCTTGTTAATGATTTTACGAATGGATCTCCTTCAGACCACACGCCTCTTAATTCTTATTACGCTCCGGCTAATTCTGACTTAAAGTATTCTCAGGTAGAGGATAGGCAGTCTTTGAATTTTAGCCCTGAATTTGATGAATGGGAACTAACTACAACAAATGAGACCTTGTTTAACAATTATCATAGTAATTATATTTCAGGTGTCTTTAATCCAGAGAATAGAATCACTAAATTAAGTGCTTACTTACCTTTAAGAATATTACTTAAATACACCTTAGCTGATAGGTTTTTTATAAGCGGAGATGTTTATAAGATAAATTCAATAGAAACTGATTTATACACTGGTAAGTCTGATTTAGAATTGTTAAAAGACATTGCTCCTGTAGTAATAGACAATACTCCTCCATCTCCAGTTACGGACTTGTCAGTTGTTCAAGGTTCAGAAACAGGAACTTCTTTTCAAATTCAATGGACTAAACCAGCAGGAGGTGTAGTTTTTTACAATATAGATTTACAACAAGCATTTTATACAACAATAGGAGACGTAACAAGTTATGTATTAACAGGGTTATCTGGACAAACTCAATATACAGTTGCTATTTATGCACTTGATAGCTCAGGAAATACTTCAGCGATTTCAAATATAATAACTGTAAACACACAATAATGATTAGAGAAACATTAGAATTACTAAGAGGTAACGATTGGTTAATTGAAGACGAGGATATCAACATAGCTAAGGGAATTTACGAGTTCCCTTTAACGTTCAAAGAGATAAAAACAAATATTAAAAGAAGAAAACTAACTAAGTAATGGCAAATACTACGGAAAATATTAATTACAAAATTACAGTAGATTCAGATACAGGAACTGCAGTTGTTAGAGATTTAAAAGGTCAAATTATCGCCACTAAAGTTCCTGTAAAGCAACTTAGGGAAGAATTTGGTAATTTTGTTACAACAGTTAATAAAACCAATTTTAATAAGTTCAATGCAGGATTAAAAACCGCTACAAAGGCTAATAAAAAAATGAGCGAAGCATCTGGTGCGGCTACATCTTCTGTAATGGAACTTAGTAGGGTTGTTTCTGATGCTCCTTATGGTATTCGTGGTATGGCGAATAACATTACTCAATTAGTTTCTCAAATGGGTTTTGCTTCTAAAAAAGCAGGTGGACTTGGAGGTGCGTTAAAAGAAATGGGGAAACAATTCATGGGTCCTCTTGGTATTGTATTTCTTATTACTGCTGCCGTATCTGCATTAGATTTCTTTTATGGAGCAAATAAAAAGGCTGAAGATGGAGTTAATGACTTCAATGATTCTGTCGCTAAGTCTGGATCAAATCTAAAGATATTAAAGAGAGCTTTAGAGGATGGCACTCTATCTACAGAGGAAGCTAATAGAGCAGTTAAAAAAGCTAATAGAGAGTACGTGGGATTAAACCTTCAATTAGATAAGAGCAACAAACTTACAGAAGATAGTGTTGGGTTTATAGATGATAAAATAAACGCTATAGAAAGATTAGCTAAAGCACAGGCTATTCAAGGCTTATTAGAAAATCAATTTGCAATAATAGCTAAAGCAAAAACTGAGCTTAATGCTAAATTAGCTGAAAAAGGATTAAATTTAAAAGATTTAGATATAAGAAAAGAAGAAGAAAGAGCTGAACTTGAGGGTAAAACAGGTGTAAGGAGAAGAAAGATTTTAAGAGACTTTCTAACACAAAACGAAAAAGTTGCTAATGGCTTAGTGACTTCTTTTAGAGAAATAGAGACAAAAGGTAATGATTCAATAACTTCATTAATGTCTCAATTAAGTGAAGCTGATTTAGTTGATGAATTATTTAATGGTAAAGCCAAAAGAAAGCCTAAATCAAAAAAGAAAAAATTAAAAGTTGCAGATGTTATTAGTGGTTTACAAGAGTTAGAAAGTGGTGAAGTTGTACTAATACCAGTAGCGTTTAACCCAATTAGTCCTGAGGAGGACGATATAGCTACTTTTATTGAGAATTATAAAGTACTAATGTCAGGAATTACTGATTTCGTTGATGGTGAGTTTGAAAGACAATTAACAACAGAGCAAAATAAAACAAACGCTTTAAATGAAGAGCTAAATAAGAGATTGTTAAATGAAAGTTTATCTGAGGATAAAAGAAAAAGCATTCAAAATCAAATAGCTCAAAACGATGAAGCTTTAAGAGTTAAGCAAGACGCTATAAAGAAAAAACAGTTTAAGCAACAAAAAGCGTTTAATATAGCTATGGCTATAATTAGTACCTATTCTGCTGCTGCTAAAACATTAGATGAAACTACAGGTGGTTCTTTTGCAAGAATTGCAGGAATGGTTGCAGTTATAGGTTCTGGTTTAGCTCAGGTAGCAGCTATATCAAGACAGAAATTTCAATCTTCATCGGCTCAATCACCAATAAACACATCTTCTCAAGGTGGAGCTGCAGGTGGTGGTGGTCGTTCTGAATCTTCATTTAACGTAGTGGGTAAGTCTGAAGGAAACTTACTGATAAATGCTATACAAGCACAATTTGGGAAACCATTAAAAGCATACGTAGTATCAAGAGAAGTTACCAATCAACAACAATTAGATGGTATAATTGTAAATCAAGCGAGTACTTAAAATAAAACAGAATAAAACAAATTAAGTTATCATAACATAAAGGATTTAGACATGGAAGAATTAGATACAGTAGAATTATTTATAGACGAATCAAGAGAAGAAGATGGTATTGAAGCTATATCTTTAGTTGAATCTCCTGCAATAGAAGAAAACTTCGTTGCATTAAGTAAGCATAAAGTAGAGTTTAAAACAATAGATTCTGAAAAAAGAATTATAGTTGGACTTGCTTTAGTTCCAGATAAGCTCATATACAGACGTAGGGGCGATTACGAGTACAATATAGTGTTTTCTAAAGATACTGTAAGAAAAGCGTCTGAGCTATACTTAAAACGCCTTAAACTTAACAATACGACATTAGAGCATGATGATAAGATGACAAGTGGTGTATCTGTAATTGAGTCTTGGATAGTAGAAGATCCTAATAAGGATAAGACTGCTTTATATGGATTAAATGCAGTAGCAGGTGCTTGGGCAGTTACTATGAAGATAGATAATGATGAGGTATGGGAAGATGTAAAGTCTGGTAAATATTTAGGATTAAGTATAGAAGGAATGTTTAGCGATAGCGTTGAAGATACTGAAGAGATAGAGGCTTCTGATGTTTTAGAGCAAATAAAGAATATGCTTACAGAGCAAATAGACCAATAATATGAGAGCAGTTTATTGTAAATGTAAAAACACTTATTCTATAGAATGTGATAAGAACAAAAAAAATAGCAAGTGTAAAGCACCTGATTATTGGAAGCAGGGTATAGGCTCTATTCACAAGGAATCCGAAGAGTAAAACAAGACAGTAAATTTTTAAATAGTTATATTAATATAAACCAATAAGTATGAAAGCAACAGAAATCCTTAACAGTGTTAAAGACCTTTTAAATCTTTCTAAGGAAGAGATAAAAGTTGAAGACATCGCAGTTGAAGAATCAGTAGAATTATCTACAGAAGAAGTAATTGAAGAAGTTAAAGAGGAGGTAGCAGAAGTTTTACTTGCTGAAGAGTCTGAAGAAGAAGTAGTAATCGAAGAAGAGGTTGAATTACCGTCTGGCGTTTACGTTACTCCTGAAGAGTTAGCAATAGTTAAAGCTGAACTAATCTCTATGATTAACGCATTAATCGAAGATAAGCCAATGGGTGATGTAAAGGACATTCCAGAAGAATTATCTAAACAAGAAGAAATTGAATTAGCTGAAAATGTAGAAGAAGTTGTACATTCTCCAGAGGCTCAAATCGAAAAGAAAAAGAATTTATTATCAAACCTAAACAAATCTATGACTACCGAACAGAGAGTTAATAGAATGTTATTTAATTAAAATTAAACAAAATGGCTACTACTACAAGTATTACTACAACTTACGCTGGAGAATTTGCAGGAGAATATATCTCTGCTGCTTTATTATCAGGTAACACTATCGCAAATGGTGGATTAACTATCCGTCCAAATGTAAAATTCAAAGAGGTTGTTAAAAGATTGGAATTAGACGGTATCACTAAGAATGGTTCTTGTGATTTCGCTGATACATCAACTTTAACTTTAACTGAGAGAATTCTTGAACCAAAAGAATTACAAGTTAACTTAGAATTATGTAAGAAAGATTTCCGTTCTGATTGGGATGCAATCCAAATGGGATATTCTGCATTTGACAACTTACCTTCTTCTTTCCAAGATTATTTAATCTCTTATGTTGCTTCTAAGGTTGCACAAAAGAACGAACAAAATATATGGTCTGGAGTTGCTGGTGATGGTTCATTTGATGGATTTGACGCTTTATTAACTGCTGCTACTCTTCCTGCTGGACAGAAAGTTGTTGGAACTGCTGTAAATGCAGGAAACGTTATTGCTGAATTAGGAAAAGTTGTTGACGAAATTCCTTCTGAATTATACGGAAGAGAAGATTTATACATCTATGTTTCTCAAAATGTATTTAGAGCTTACAAAAGATCTTTAGGTGGATTTGCTGCTAACGGAGTTGGTGGAAATGGATTTATGGCACAAGGAAACAACCAAGACGTAAACGTTTTATACTTTGATGGTGTAAAAATATTTATGGCTAACGGTTTAGCTGCTGATACAATGATTGCTACTACTAAAGACAACTTATGGTTTGGAACTGGTTTATTATCAGATCACCAAGAAGTAAAAGTTTTAGATATGGCTGATTTAGATGGTTCTCAAAATGTTAGAATTATCATGAGATTTACTGCAGGAGTTCAATTTGGAGTTGCTTCTGATATAGTTACTTACGGAATCGCATAGTAATTAATTTAATAATAAACTAAAAAGGGTGGTTGGTTTTCCATCTGCCCTTTTTTATTAACTAATAATAAAAATAAAAAATATGGCTTGTGATTTTATAACCGATGGTAGATTAGAACCTTGTAAGGATTCAGTCGGTGGAATTAATGCAGTTTATTTTGTTGCTTTTGGAGCAATAACTACGATTAATTACGACACAACAGATACAGATGTTATAGATACAGTGAGTGGTGCTGGAGCTATAACCGCTTACAAATTTGATGTAAGAGGTAATTCTACCTATACAGAAAACATTCAATCAAGTAGAGAGAATGGAACTACTGCTTTCGAGCAAGTGTTAGAGTTAACACTTAAAAAATTAACTAAGGAAGACCATAAAGCAATTAAGTTGCTTTCTTTCGGAAGACCTAATATTATAATTGAAGACAATAACGGAAATGCTTTTGTTGCTGGAATCGAATACGGTGCTGATGTAACTGGTGGTACAATCGTTACTGGTGGTGCTATGGGAGACATGAGTGGTTATACTTTAAGTTTTACAGGTATGGAAAAAGCTCCTGCTAATTTTATTAATGTTGCAGTTGCAGGAAATACTGCTGAAGCAAACATTACTGCTGCTGGATTTACTATTGATCCTGGAGCATAATACTTACTATTAATTATCTATTAAACCCTACCATTTCGGTGGGGTTTTTTCTGTTAAATAAAACAAAAATAAATTATTTAGTTATCATAGTATGTTAATATTAGAACCAA